TTTGTGTTTGTTTCTAAAACTATATCTTCGTACTCATAAATTAAAACACCATTCCAAGAACCTTTGAATGCGCTACCTGAGAAAAGAATAGAATTTTTATTNGTATTAACGGGGAGAAGTAATTGAGCGTTTCTNAANGCCGCATCGTTATTTACCAAATCTCTGATAGCGTATGTATGTCCAACAAAGATATACCATTCTTCTTTGTCTTTGCCAGTAACCACCTTCATCGGTCTTATTTTCTGGACAGAATTTGTTGCAAGAGTAGCCATTCTTTTGGCAATATCGATTACGTTTGTAGTTAATTGGTCATTGGTATTGTCAATATTTGCTAAAGCTGTGGCATGAGTTGCGCTATAATTTGATGTTGTAGCACCATATAAATGTCTTCCAGCGCCCCTTGCAGTCGAATCACAAAGCTGAATTGTTATTTCATTATCTAAATCCTTTGATGCCTTATCTTGTAGTGCCTCTTTTGCCTGTTGTAGAACATTAAAAGTTACCCTTTTTTGAGACATCGGAATGTCCTCAATTTTGATAACATGTCTTACATTATCAACTGTAATTGCCTGATAATGAAAATACACTGTTCCTTCATTATCCTTAGCTTTTGCATTGCCTGTTACTTTACCGCCAATCATCTGACCTCTTAATGGTATTCTGATTGTATCGCCTGGATTCTTGGTTAAATCTTCCATTACCTGAATAACAGAATTAGAAGATGTTCCCATCCAGGGTTTCCAAAATGTCTGNCCAATATATTCTGTAAATACTTGGTCATTCCACTGGGTTACTGTAAGCCCATTGTTATTTAATATTTCAACGTATGACAATTTTTACCTCCTTTTAACTTCCGAAAATTTCAGCTAATGGCGTATATTCTCTTTTATTGTTTTGAGCTCCAACCACAGCGCTCCTTGCTTCTGAAATACCATTAACTTGATTTTCTTTTAAGTTTAATTTTTCCATTAGCTTTTTCGTTACTTTGTCTTCAAGTTCCTTTTCAACAGCCTTCCTGATATTCTGCTCAATTTCATGAGGAGTTTTACCCCATTTTGCCATAAATGCATATTCATTAACAATTTTCATTGCTTCAATAACAGGAGAGGGAGAAGCCATAACCCTTGCTTTAACATGTGGTAAATGTTCAATATGTTTAAATGGAGCATTCTCATTCCATAACATAGCTGCAACAATCTGCTCGCCTTTTTGTATATCTCCGCCACCGAAGATTTCAAATGCGGCAAGCCTTGAAGCATTNATTCGCCCTGCCATTTCTGCATTAGAAGCCACTTCATTAACATCAATCTTAGGCTCATCAACTTCAGGGTCATATGTACCATCAAGTTTTTTAGCAAGAATCTCCATTTGCTTTTGCATTTGTAAGTTCTGCATATGAACTTGATTAGCCCATTTAAACACATCATGGTAACGTTTCTTGTAAGGGTTATTAATATCATCCCAATTAAGTTCAGCAGTTTTCTGGTTATCATCTTGTTGTGTTTTTTCTTGAGCATCAGCGTCTTGTTGAACATTATCCTGTTTTGTTTCTTTTCCTTGAGCATCGGCATCTTGCTGAATATTATCCTGTTGCGTATTTTGCTTAAGTTCGCCAGAGTCAGCATCTCCATTACTTTCTGCGGTTTTATCCGCAGAGTCAGCATTTTGATTGCTTTCTGCGCTCCCTTTAGCTAAAAATTCCGCTAACCCTAATCCTGTGTCTTGTCCTTCCATTAAGACCTCCATTAATTTTTACCTTCCCTTACGGGAGTCGGTTATTAAACTCATTCCTTTTATAAGGAGTTTGAGTAATTTCTATTTTTTCCATGTATTATTAACAAAAAAATATTTTGTATTTTTAACACTAATTTTTCTTACCTTTTTTTTGTAATCATCTTCAAGGTTCACAACTTCATTTGTATGGATATTTAAGTCATTTGCTTTGAATATATTTTCCATATTTTGAGTAATAGTTTTATTGTCATTAATAAGTTCATGCGGTATTACTATTTCTTTAGGCATTTTCATCTCCTCCGCCCTGGAACATTTTTGAATTTTGTATAGCTTCCCAAATCGCTTGCTGGTCATTCATTTGTTTGTTTTGTAAATTCTGCTGGAATTCTTGTTGCTTTTGTCTCATTTTTAATTCATGAGCTTCTTGCTTTTGTTTTATATCCTGTAAATGTTTTAATCTTTCCAAATCCAGCATCTCAGGAGTTATTTGCTGTTTTTGTAATATTGCTTTTTGTATATCAGTTTGCCCTTTAATTTGTGTTTTTTGTAATCCTTCTTTAGCTTTAGTAACAAATGACGGGTCTGATTGTATTTGTATTTCCATTTGTGCCAAATCAGTTCTACCGAACATCTCAGCAAACGCTGCCTTTTCATGTGGATACAGGGAATCCCAATTAATATTTAAACTCATTTTAGGCAAAATAGGTGATGGCTGCATCATTTGGTCAAACTTGGCTAAAATTTCATTTTTATTACGAATACTTGATAGCTGAATTATCAATGGGAATATTGACATTGCTAATTGCGGTGGTAAATTAAATGATTGTATTAATTGTGTAATTGTCTGGAATTGTTCCTCCTGAACAGTAGATATATCAGGCATTTCCTCAATTATTACATCATAAATACTTTCCTTAAGATTCTGAATATGCTGTTGCGTCCAAGCAAACTGTTTTGCTCTTTGAGTATCATCAAGAATATAATAAACTTTTTCTTCTGTATAATATTGTTTAATAAGCTCATAAATATGTTTACCTAAAAGTAATCTTGTTCTTCTCAAATTTTCAAATATTGGGGTAATCGGCATGTCAATAGCTGCTTGTTTTCTTGCTAAACCAATCCCAGAGCGGATTTCNTCAGATGGCACTGGTTCTGTAGGNACTCCTGCTATTCTATCTATTGCGCTTTTAGATTCCGCAAGAAGATTCATNTGNGTTTGCGCTAAATCTATATTTTTAATTATCTCAACTTTTTCTTTATTTCTAACCTTTAAAATACCATCAGGTTTAGCCATTTCAATCCTGAAATCATCTTCATCTCTAATGTTATTTTCCTCAGTAATAACCTGATTTGTCATAAGTAAATGTAATGCTTTAGAACGTCTTTTGTTTATTTCTGTCTGCGGGTCTATAAGCATTCTAACTACACCATAAGGTTCACCATTCTTCTTGCGATATACATAATAAGGAATCAAGAAAAAAGATTTATAATCATGTGGTAAATTTTTAGGTTCACTTAATAAGACCTCACCGCAGAATACAACAACTTTTATATTATCTATTGTTTTTTCATGAATTTTACTGTAGGGATATTGTTTTTGCAGCCTTCTAATATAACTTTCTGATTTATCTGTTATATCTATAATATTTATTAATTCACTTATATCATTGTTTATATTGTTAGGTGTTTGAGGTTGCTCCAATTCTTGAGCAGTATTTTGATTTAATCCTGTAACAAGCAAGAATTTCTTTTTAATTTTTTCTTTGTATCTTATTTCTACAAGTCTTAGNCTTTGGTTTTTAGAATCCACATAATAATCATTTCTTAATTTATCTATGCTACTTAAATTCCCATATGTGCTAACGCTTGTAAAATAAGAGTTTATTTCTAATTCTTTATCAGGATATAAACTTTTAGCTTCATCAACATTTACCCATTTAGCTATACAAATATATTGAGCATCTGATAAATCATATTTTTTNCTATAAGGGTCGGGGTAAATGTCTAAGTTNTCAAGAGCTTTAATTTTGATTTCAGGCGTAAACATTTCGTCAAATTCAATTGACAATTCCAACCAACCAACACCGCTAACAATACCATCTTCAAATAATTTATCTTCTTCAAATTCATATTGGTTTCTTTGTAATACATGCAGGGTTAAATCCGAAAGGGTATTAGCAACAGGCTCATCTTGAGCAAGATTTCTGCCTTTAAATATTATCTTGGTTTTTTGTTTTTTGTATTTGCCTTTTAATGCATTGATTTTATAGAAAATTTCATTTTCTATTATATCGGGCTGTCCACGCTTTTTAAGTTCACTTAATTCATCGTTTGTCCATTGCTTACCTTCATAAAACTCAAAATCTCTGACTGCGTGGAGTATCCAATCTTTAGTGGTAGGATGCTCTATCGCTGATTTAAAATATTTGTCTAATTTGCTTATTATTTCATACTTAGTATCCTTGTTTTGTTCTACTTTTGACATATCATTCCTTTATAACTTATTCTTATTTAAAAAATAAGTTATAATTATGATATTGTCAATAGTCTTTTATTTTAGTTTATCGTGTTTTGTCGCAAATACATTTATTTAAAAAACCATAATTGTCATAACATTCCTTGCATTTAGGGGTAAATGTTACAAAATCTCGTTCAATAATTGCTGATTGTTTAATTTTGTTTTTTATTTTTGCTAATACTTCCTTGTAGTCAGCTTTTGGTTTTATTGTTTCTTTAATAATAGGAATCTCCTTTATTCCCCTTTTCACATAAGTCTTTTTACTTTTTGCAATTTTGTCAAATATTTCATCGCCCATTTTAAACTCCTTTCTATAACACTTTCCAGTTATAATATTGTAATTTCTTTTTCTTTTTTGTTTTATCGCTATTAACAAGTGAGTAGTAATACTTATCATCAAAATAATATGTTAACGCCAGCGCATCAAGTTTATTCGGGCTGGCAATTCCTCTTATCCTCATGCTTTTTTTGCTTTCTATTTTAATCTTGCCTTTTGTAGAATCAGGGTCGTCTGATTTAATTGTTGTCAGCTCGCTAACAAGCTCATCATCGTCTGGAATTGAAATAGTTCTTTTTTCAAAATCTTCTCGCATTTTCATGATTAATTCATCTCTAAGTCTAAAATATTGTGNCGATGATGATTCACATCTAACGTCAACAGCATAAACCTGTACCATATTAGGAATATTAATTCTTGAAAGCCAATAATATATATGATTACCAACACCTATAGGGTCTAAGAAAACAATAAATTTGTCTGGTTCTTCTGAAAGTTCTGTAAATATCCAGCTTTTTAGTTTTTCAGTATCAGGCTCATTTTTAGTAACAATATTTGTAACTTTATGACCTTTTCTTGTCAAAATTACTGTTTCGTCTCCGCCTGCTCCTACATCAAGCCCCTTTAAGATATAATCATGTTGAATAACCTCTATTGGTCTATTAATNGCAGATGTTACCCACTCATATGGTATTAACGTATCGCCTTCTTGAAGTGGAAAATCTCCTTTACGCCTTATCCTGTACCAATTAGAATCAGCACCATAACGTTGTTTATCATTCTCTAATAATTCTTTGGAAACCAAAGGAGATTCTTCTGCATTCCAATGTAAAGTTATCCATTTGTTAGCTTCTTTGTTATGAGAATCAAAGAAAAAACCATGCCCTCTTGTCGGGTTGCTAATTAAAACAACAAAGTTCATAAGTCCTGTGCATACGCCTTCAAGAGGTTTAAATACTCCATAAGGAAGATTACTTGCCTCATCGGCAGCTAATATCATGTAATCTGAATGAAGTCCAGCTAATGTCTCACCTTGTTCTTGTTCTGTAGCTCTCATATTAGTAGTTCTGCCTTGCACAAAACACATTTTAGGATTTTCAATATGAAATACTTTATCTGATTGTATTTGAAAGAATTTTTGCAATAATGGGGATTTATTTCGCCATTTATAAAACTCTTTCCATAAAACTGTTTCTAATTGCGTTGATGTTGAAGCTGTAACATAACCGCAAGCATTCGGGAAGCAAAACATTAACCAATAATAAAGTCTTGCAAGAAAGGCTGTTTTGCCTGTTCCGTGTCCACTTCTGATACTAATCCCTAACTTTTTAGCTAACTCCCTTTCTTTTGGCGTAACAGGCATACCAGAGTTAACTTTAAATTTTGCGTTAGCTAAAGCTGCAACTTTTTTAAATCCATCAATCTGTTGCGGGGTAGGGGATTCGTTCCCATCCCAATCATATACTTCTAAATCAAAGATTTCTGGGTGTTCAACCCATATTCTTATTTTTTCTTTTAATTTCTTAGTGCTTAAATCATCTACATTAGACAACTTGTGGATTCCCCCAATATTGACAAGTTTTACATAAAGGCACTAAATCACGCCTGTTGTTTTTGTGACACATTAACCATAAGTATCTTTTATTAGATGTCCAAAGTTCTTTTATTGTAAAATCATTAAGATTACCTAAGACGCCCAATCCATCATAATCAAATCTATTACATATACAAAAATCACCATTCCAAGAAACAGATGGCTTATTAAGAAAATCAAGACATATGCCTATTTCACTTATATAAGATTCGGGCTTGCAATATATATCCTGATAATTATAATCATGGTCAGGGTGATGGATTTTTCGCCTTAAACATTTTAAGCCTAACTTTTCATATTCAGGGTTATAATAATTCCCTAAAAATTTAATAAAAACTGGAACATCAGTATGAGCAATAAACTCCTTAATTGTTTCAAATTGTTTAATATCATCTTCTATTACAGAGACACAAATCGTGGTTGCTTGTTTAAGCTCTTNAATCCTATCCATTAATAATATCCCATTTGTAACAATATTAATTATCATGTTTTTACTATAAGCTAAATTTATAGCATCTCCAATTTTTTCATATAGCAAAGGTTCTCCATTTTTATGGAATTGAATAATGGTTTCTGGCTCTATTTGGGCGATAATATCTTTATACAGTTCAAAATCCATATCGCCTAAATCTAAAACTCCAGCTTTTCTTTTTTTAGCCCTTCCACAAAATGAGCAAGATTTATTACATCTATTAGTTAATTCTATGTTTAACCAGTTAAACATATCATTCCTCACACTGACATATGCGTTGTCTCAGGGTTTAGCACCCATTTTTTAATTTCACGCCACATAACAAATTTAAATGTGGCAACCTTCTTACAGATACCGTTTTCCACTTGCTCCTCTATCACTCTTTCGGTGGTAGGAA